AAATTAAAATCATTTAAAGTTTTTGAACGCTTAAGAAATAAAGCAGAAGAAAAAAATCAACTTGCATCGGCTATTAATGCAGAATTTAGAGCGGGGCAAATGGCGGGTTTTTTTGTAGATAAAAAAGAGATTAATCATATCGGACTTGAAGGAATGAATAGAGAGCAATTAGAAAAAAGATTGTCGGAATTAGAAAAAAATATAAATGAAAATAAACAAATCATCGACATCACAGCAGAAACAATTATTGAAAAATAGTGATTGGAAAACCTTTATTAATCAATTTAATAAAGTACATAACAATCATATCAATTCAAGCGTGGGCAATGTAGAAATAAAAACATATGATAAAAAGAAAATTAATAAATAAAAAAGCAAAAAAAGAAATAGAAAAATATCCATTAGTAGAGATAAAATGGTATGACATCACTAGTAATAGTGCTTGGCAGTCTTTAGATGATTTATTAACGTTAAAACTACCAATATGTACTACAAAGGGGCATCTATTAAGCGATAATAAAGGCGTTGTAAGGGTATTTGGGGACTACGCCCTTAAAGATGAAAAAACGGGCGTAATTGATGAAATTGCCAACACTACAATAATACCTAAATCAGTAATAATTGATATTAAAAAGATTTAAGCCACTATAAAAATATCAACTAATTTACTTTTATCTAAATGTATTTCTATATTACAATCACTAACTAAAAGATTATCGTCATCTTTTGTTAATGGTTTATCTATATCGCATTTATAATTAAAAACCTTATTGACCCTTCTAAATACTTTTGGCTTGTCATAATCACAAGCATATTCAATAGGTAGTAATTTAAGAGTTTTATTTATTTCTTTAAAATAGTCTTTACTATTTTCTATTTCTCTAAATTGCCACGCTATTGTTTTACACTTGTCTATTAAATTAAATAACCAATCTTCATTTAAATAGTATTTAATTGATGTATGTTGAGCCATATTATTTCAACCTCTTTATTTTGTTTTCTTTATAGTAGTTAATTAAATGCTCTATTGTTTTAGCATAACTTAATTTTACGTCATAAATGTTATTTGATAAATCAGTTAATTCATCGTAAACTTTTTTATGTACGCTAATAGGTTTATAATTTGTAAATTCATAAACCGTTTTTACTTGTCTATTGCTCATTGTTTTCCTTTTTAGTTGTTAGTTTTTTGTTTTCTTTAAATTCAAATTTAAAATTTCCTAAATTCCAAATTTTTTCATAAAGAAATTCATATATTTCATTCTGATCGTTTTTTAAATCGCTTTCATCACAAATTGATTTAAAAGTTATTTTGCAGTCATATGTTTTCATTTTTTTCCTTTGTTATTGTTTATTTGACCCACTTATCAACGCCGTACTTATTTGCATTAATGCGGGTAGCCTTGTAATTTTTATCAAAATTATTATTTTTAGTAAAATAAATAATCTTAATAAAATTCTTTAATATAACTATCAATAAAATTATAAAAATAGTTGTTATGCTTATATTGTAAATCATAATTTACCATATAAATGTTTTAAGTGATTATCATTTAAATACCGATTTGTTTCACTCCATAAAATTTCAGTATCGTTTATTTTTTCCAATTGCTCATAAACGCCAATAGGCAATTCTTCAAGTCTACGGGCATTTCTATGATTATCTAATATTTTTTTCTGTTTTTTTGTTAACTGTCTCATTTTGTTTTTTTTTCCTTTTTGTTAGTTAATTATTTTATAATTTAAAGCCACACCAAGCCCTAAATCACTTTTTTTTAAATGTTTAATATAACAATCATCACAAAGCCAATAGATTATATTGTTATATTTTAACTTTAGCGTTGAATAATTTTCATTACACTCATTACAACTATTATCGTTTAATTTTTCTTTTGTCGTTTTCATTTTTTTATATCCTCTATTGTTAGTTTACGTTTACCACAAAGCCCGTATTATCTGACTTTGCCTTGCCCTTTGTCGATAAGCCTACAATTACGCCTTTAGGCTCTAAAAACCTTAAGTCGCTTATATCCCCGTCAATTACTTGACGCCCTAAATAAGTTTTAGGTAGACTACCATTAAAAACAACCGCTATATTAAAAGCCGTTGTTAGTAATTCTTTTATTTCATTGTCATTAGATTCCGACTTGCTAAATGTTAAGTGATAATTACTAGGCAATTTAACACTTAATCTATTTTTGATTTTTGTATAATCATAAAATATAATATCTGGGTTTAATTCCATAATATTTTTGCCGTCTTTAATAGGGTATCGTTCCCAGATTAAATCACTAGTTCCATTTAATCGCACGGCGGGTTTTAAACCTTTTTTAATAGCCCTTTTTTTAAAGTTTTTAATTTCATTATCTAATTGTAATAAAAACTTTTGACGGTCTTTTAAAAAGTAATAAGTTTTATTAAGCCTACTATCTTGAGTAAATTTAAACCTACCCCTTCCGCTTGTATTTAAACAAGCCATTGCACAGCCTAAAGACGCTTTAGGGCATATGTTAACCCCGCTTAATTTGTGCGGGGCTAAATGTAAAATTGCGGTCAAATATCCTAATTCGATGCTCTTAAGCATTTTTGTGTTGTTAATACCTAAGAGCCGTTTTTGTGGTTTATATTCCATATTAAGCAACTTTTTTTAGTATTTGTTTTTCTGTAGTTTTTGTAAAATAATCATATGCTCTATAGCTTTTGGCTAATGCTGACGTTAAAAATTTGGTATCATTTTTCAACGCTGATATCCAACTTTTTAAATACATAGCATGATTATCTCGCAAAGTTTTTTCAATTCCAAAATGCTGAGATAATAAAACGCTCCCCGTTTCAGCCACCAATTCCTCAAAAGCGTATGATTTTTGATCGCTATCTTTAAAGCGTTTATCATTATCTTTAAAACGGTCAAGCCTTGAAGAGTGACCCGTTGCATGAATTAATTCATGGAATAAAGTCGAATAATAATGCACAGTTGCTGTTGCATTATCACAGCTTAAAAAATTCTCTTTATTTGTCATGTGTATATAATCACCACTACGGGTATAATAACAACGTGTTTCGTTGCTGTCTTTAATTTCAATATTTGTATTTTTTACAAATAAATCAATTTCAGCGATATTCTCAACTTCATTTTTAATAGGCTCAACATCTAATTTAAAACTTGAATTGCTTAAATCAACTTGAGAGACATTAAAAACAGGCGTTGCTTTTAAAAAAGGTATTTTATCTTCTTTTTTTGTTTTTTCATTCTCTTTAGTAAATGAGCCATAATATAAAACTTTAGCTTTATGAGATTGCCCCTCTAAAACCTTTGCCCCTACCTTTTGCCAATCTAAATAAGATGCCCATAAATTATTAGTATACTCATTTTTATTTAGAATATAATTTAAATTCCAAAAATTAACCCCGCTATAATTCTTTTTTGTGATTGCATTTTGCGGGGCATCTTTAGAAATAAATGGCTTAAACCATTTTAAGCCGTCACGCTCCATAGCTGTAATTATATCGTTTTTAAGATTAGTTAAATAATCTTTAGCTGATATTTTGTTAAGTGTTTCAGTCATTTGTTTACCTTTGTTAATTGTTTAATACCCTCTTAACTAATTTAATTTGATACAAAATAAAACAAAAAAATGCAAAATGTTATAAGAAATAATATAATAAAAACAATAGGATATTGACCCTTTAATTATACAACTATAGATTGTATTAAATGAATAAAACGAATGAGAGCGATATATATAAACTAATTAAAAAAGCCGTTGTTAATCTAAAGTTAAATTGTCAATTAACTAGAATTGAGAGCGGGTTTACCTTGCAAGGTATACCAGATTTATACGTTGTTTATAACTCTAAATTGATTAATAAATCTATTTCATTTTGGCTCGAATTAAAAGCGAATAATCTAAAGAATTGCAACGTTTCAAAGTACCAATTTAATTGGATATTAAAGCATGGTAAGGCGGGGGGCGTTGCTTATATCCTGAATAAGCCCGTCTCACAGCGTACCCTTAAACTCTATAGGGTTGACCCGTGTTCCGTGCTTACCGAAGAATTAACCATAGACTACAGCATCACGGGCATTGCTGACGTACTTGAGTACATCGCCAAAAAACATTGTATTGCTTAATAATTTTCCGATAATCTTTACTTATCACCTATAATATAATCTTATATAATCTAGTAAAATTGAGCCGTGACCCGTGACCCGATGCCGTTGAGGCTCATAACCAAGCCACAATACAACTTAAACGAGTACAACTTTTACGGGAAATTTTAAAAAAACGAGTATCTTAATTATGTACCCTTGTGCAGGACTTATACATACAGTACAGTTGATTTCATTATGGAACCTAACATCTCTAATCTTGACCTATTAACCACAGATCAATTACGTGAGAAAGTTGAGCGCGTATGGATCCAACACATTAAGCTGTGTCAGGATAATTTTTTATATTTTGTTAAAGAGATGTGGCCGGACTTTATCTTTCGTAAAGAAACAGATAGGACCCGATGGGGACACCATCAGATAATTGCTAATGAATTCACTCGTATAGCAAATGAGAAAAAAGGGAGGCTCGTAATAAACATGCCCCCTAGACATACTAAATCTGAATTTGCGTCCGTGTACTTTCCTGCTTGGATTATAGGTAAGTATCCTAAAATGAAATTAATGCAGGTATCTCACAATGCTGAGTTATCTGGAAGGTTTGGTAGTAAGGTTCGTAACTTAATTGATTCACCAGAATATAAAAAAATATTTGGTGATGTGAGGCTCAGAGAAGATTCTAAAGCAAAAGGACGTTGGGAAACAAATCACGGTGGTGAGTATTATGCTGCGGGTGTTGGTGGTTCCATCACGGGCCGTGGTGCGGATTTATTAATTATTGACGACCCTCACACTGAACAAGACTCATTATCCAATACCGCTATGGAGAGAACCTATGAGTGGTATTTATCAGGACCCAGACAACGTTTACAACCAGGTGGTTCCATCTTGTTAGTTATGACCAGGTGGGCTGAAGATGATTTAACCGGTAGACTGATCAAGGCTCAGTCTGAACCTAAAGCAGACAAGTGGAAACTAATTTCATTTCCAGCAATTTTAGATTCAGGTAAACCAGTTTGGCCAGAGTATTGGAACCTAGAAGAATTAGAAAAAGTAAAAGCTTCATTAAGTGTTAGGAATTGGTCTGCTCAATACATGCAGAATCCTACATCTGAGGAAGGTGCAATTATAAAAAGAGAATGGTGGAAGCCATGGAAGTTTGAGGACATACCAAATCTACATCATGTAATACAAAGTTATGATACGGCGTTTAGTAAAAAGGAAACTGCCGATTACTCTGCTATTACTACGTGGGGTATATTTCAACCTAAAGAAGATCAACCCTATGCAATGATATTACTAGATGCTATTAAAGGTAAGTTTGATTTTCCAGAGTTGAAGAACATAGCATTTGAACAATATAAATACTGGCAACCTGACACAGTACTTATTGAAGCCAAAGCTTCTGGTCAGCCATTACTACAAGAGTTTAGAAGCGCCGGTATACCTGCTGTAGATTTTAGTCCTAATAAAGGAAATGATAAGTTTACTAGAATCAATGCATGTGCTCCAGTATTTGAAGCAGGTAATGTTTATTATCCAGAGGGTGAAAAATTTGCAACAGATGTTATTGAGGAATGTGCTGCGTTTCCTCACGGTCAATATGACGATTATGTGGACAGTACCACTCAAGCCGTGTTAAGATATCGCCGAGGTAGCTTTATTAGCACATACATGGATTATGTGGAAGAAGAGCGTCCGCCAAAAGAATATAAATATTACTAGGAGAATCACATGCCAAAAGATAAAAAATATAAACCCAAAGCTAAACCAATGCCTTACTTCGAACCAGAAGGAATGGAAAGAGAGTACAAAGCTAAACCAATGCCTTACTTCGGACCAGAGGGAATGGAAAAAGATTACAAAGCTAAACCAATGCCTTATTATGAAGATGATGATATGGGACTTGAAGCTGCAGCACAAGGCGCAGCACAAGGTGCAGTAGGTGAAGCAATAGGAAGAAAAAAAGGTGGTATGATCCGTGGTGGTAGAGCCGAGATCAAAGGAACACGCCCCGCGAAACTATCATAGGAGATATTATGCCAATGAAAATGGAAGAAGAGAAACCTTCAAAGCGTTACACAAGTAAAATAGGAAAAGAAGAAAGAAAAGAAGAAAGAGCAAAAGCAATGAAGGATAAGTATCCTGATCCATTCTTTGAAAGAAATGAATTCAAAGAAGGATTTTATAATCAACCAAGTCAACCATTAACTGATGCAGAAACAATGTATGGTAAAGGAACTAAAAGAGGATTTGAATATCCAACAGTAGATCCTAATACAAAGATGATACAAGATGCACAAGGCATGGCAAAAGGTGGATCAGTTACAGTTAAAACTAAACTTGGTAAAACTAAAGCAACTAAGTTATACTAAAGAAACTAAGTTATACTAAAATGAGTGATAAATCTAAATTTAAAATTGAACCTAAAATAGATATCTCTAAAGGTTCATTTAATCCTGATCCTGAAGTTAAGGTATCCTCTCAAAATATATACTATGGTATTGGAGGTGAATATAATCTTATTGATGATAATAATACTAATTTAAAAATTTCTGGAAATGTTGGTAAAGGCTCAGGTAGATCTGATGTTGAAAGTTCTTTTGGTAAAGATATTTTTAAAGGAGAAAGTCCAATTGATAAAAATTTTAAAGTTACTTATACTAAAAAATTTAAAGGTGGTGGGTTTATTGCTAAGGGTTGTGGCAAAGTAATGGGTGACAGAAGAAAAGTCACTAAGATGTATTAGAAGATATTATGGCTTTAATGAATTCTTTAGTTAGAAAATTACTTAATCAGTTTAAAGGTAAGGTAGCTATGCCTACTAATACTAATTTAAATTCTTCACCTAGACAAGTAAGCATTAATGAACCTAGAGCTACAAAATTTTCAGATGCATCAGCAAAAGGATCAACAACATTTAATTCTTTGCAAAAAGGAGGATCTGTGGTAGCTAGAGGCAATAAGTTAGCGAAGAGTAAGCCAACAAAATTATATTAATATGGCAATTGAAGATAACAATCCAATAGGAGAAATAGATCCATCTATTGTACAAACAGATATGTCTGTACCTGCAGAACCCGTTGATGTTCAAATAGAAGGGCAAGAACCTTTAATTGAGGAACAACCTGAAGAAGATTTCTATACTAATCTTGCAGAAGATATGGATGATAGAATGTTGGGTAAGATTGCCTATACATTAATAAGCGATTACAAAAGAGATAAAGAATCTAGACAAGACTGGGAACAGGGTTATGTTAGTGGTTTAGATTTATTAGGATTTAGATACAGAGATCAAACAAGACCTTTTCAGGGAGCATCAGGAGTAACTCATCCATTACTTGCAGAAGCGGTTACACAATTTCAATCACAAGCTTATAAAGAATTATTACCAGCACAAGGACCCGTTAGAACAC